CGCAACAGCAGCATAATTCTCTTCTTCACAATTACATGTTACACAAACATCATTAATACAATTAGGACAATTAGGAGAGTAGCAGTGGCACCTGTGTCCACAGTTCTTGCATACTCTCTCAGGTCCTATCATTCTTCTTCCGTAAGCGCTTCTTCGTAATAAGCAATAATAGCTTGTTGATCTTTTACATATCTACGAAGCTCTGCTATACCTATAGCAAGATTTTCGTATCCTTTTGGCGTAATAACAAACATAACTTTATTACCAGTTTTAGCTTCAATCTCTGCTATCTTCTGATGGCTTATAACCATTATTATCAATTTCATACAACTCTAACCAATCTATATCAATACCCCAATTTTCTTGACAATCTTTTACAAAATCTAAAGTTTGTTGCATTTCTTTACCAGTATTACAGAAAACTACACGACAATAATCAGGTAATACACCTTTATGTGATTGCAATATTTTGTAAAACAAACCAATCCACGGGTGGAAACTTAACCGCCTTTGGTCGTTCTTGTATTGGAATGTCTTGTTTCTTATATTCAGTCTGTACTACTACTTCCGGTTCCGGCATCCTGTTCCCCAGACACCCCGCTAGGAGTAGTGGGCTCATCAGAAGGAGGAGTAGTTTCATCCTCGATCCGTTCAATAAGTCTGCCAACCGCGTTGTTGACTCTATCTTCAAGTCCTTGTGCATTTGTTAATGCCTCCATAGTCAAATCAATTTTTGCGAAAGCACCTCTGAGTTTATCAAGGTGCACTTGTGATTGTTGCAATCGTTTAGTTAAATCTTTATTTAGTTGTTCATTCTTTTCCTGATCTGCAGCCATTGCTTCTACTGTAGCTTGCAATGTTTCTGCAGCTGATTTTAATTTTACGTTGTTCTCACGTAATGTCATAATAGTATCTTGAGACCAAAGGTAGTAAGTGTAACCACCATATCCTACGCCTCCTAGTATAGAGACTATTATGAAAAATAGGTATACTTTAGCCATTATCTTCCATATGCTTTCTGAAACGTTTTAAAAGAACCATTTGCTTCTTTCTACGTCGGTCTGTGACTGGAATCTCCCTACCCAGATTAGGTGCTAGATCTACTCCGCCAGTCGCTACGGAGTTAGCGGGAGCGTCTTCAATATTTAATGTCTTTGGGTAATTCTTGTCGCCGGGCTTTAGCTTAGGTTTACCCATAGCTCGTCTTTTTCTTATATTATCCCATAAACTCATTTTGTTAGTTCCCCTGTTGTAACATATATTTTTTGATTAGATCTAAGATGAGTTGCTTCGTAAATATCAAGCCCGAACATTTCACCTATTGGATAGGCATTATCAAATACTTTAATTTGATCTTTTGGATTTACTAGTTGTTCGAACGTGCTATTTAAAAGCTTTTCATCTTTTATTCTGTAAACGCCAGGTGATATTCTTCTGTCTTCTAAAACAAACCAAGCGTTCTCTTCAGTAATAAAATCTAAACTTGTGATATTGAATTCTTTTAAGATTTTCTCTAATTCTTTGTCTGATAAGCCATTGTATTCTCTAATGAGATATAGCGCTGAAGCTAGTGAAGTCAGTTTGTTCTGACCTACTAGCCTCTTAACATTTGCTGCTAATCTAATAAACGGAGTGTAAGCAGACTTTTTTTCATCATTGTCAAGCTTTACAGATTTATCTCTTTTACCTTTATCATCGATGATACCGAGTTTGTATGCATCCCAACTCTCCCACTTCATAACTAACATACGTAGGAACCTGAAGGTAAATGCTAAATCTGCAGCTCTTTTTACTATTCCCATTAAATCTTCCTTAACGCTTCTACCACATTCTTATCCATAGGTACTTTGATATATTCATCATTTTTTATGTGCCTCAAGAAAACTAAAAATGGTTTTATTACTTTCCATTGTTCATCATTCAATTTATATTCAAGCATTTTTAAAGTTGGATTTACATCAAATGCATTAAATATTACAATTACATGATTTAGTATTAGTCTTTCGGCTAGTTTGCCTGATTCAATATAACGATTTAATAATCTTTTTATATACTTAAATCTATTCAAATCTTCATAAAACTCTTCTACATCAATACACTTTGGATTGTAGTAGTGTCTTGCAGCAAAGAGAATGAAGTTATCATCATTCACTTCATCAAAGAGTTGCATTATTTAACTACGTTTTTATCGCCTTTATCGTTGTCACCAGTACGCTTAGCCGCTGTTTTCATGCCTTTACGAAAATCTTTAAAGTTCTTGGCATGAACTTTTTCTGCATCAGCTGGCTCAGGTGTTGGTGTTTTATTTTTAAGCTGATCTTTTGCAGACGGCGATAAACCTTTAGTAGGCTCATCCTGTGGTCCGCCTTTACCAGGCTTAGATGTTGGTACACCTTCATAAGCTTCTTTTTGTGAGATAGCTTTACGACGCTTATGTAGATACTCGTCAGATGAGTCTACATCACCGTCATTGTCGATGTCTTTATCTTTTCGATCCTTGTGTTTGCCTTTAAGCTCTTTTTTATCTACAGGATCCATTGCTTCTTTCTGAGCACGCTCAGTTAGTCTTTTAATCCATTCGCTCATTTCTTTTCTCCGTTACATCCAAATGTTTGTCGCGATTGATCCTGCAATAGCAATGATTGCTACCCAGAATAATTTATTTATTATCTTTACAGTGTGGGCGTTTTCTTCAACCTTCTTCTCGATCACGTCAAGTTTCTCGGAAAATTTATTCATTCTTTCCCAAGATCTTTCTCGATACTCATTATAAGCATCCATCTTTTCTTCAAACCTAGCAATAGCAACAAGTGCTTCACCTAGCTTGTCTAGTTTTTCCTCGATACGATCGAGTCTTTTTCCAGTTGCTTCTGCCATTAGTTATCTACTTTCGCTGATCCTCGCCACTGGTAACAACTCCAGTATCTTGCTTTGTATTTTGGTCCAGGGTTGTCACAGTTATGTCTGGCACGGAAGGAAGCCCTTCGTTTTGGGTCGTCTCTTTTGATTTCCATGTTTGGATCACCAAAGCGAACAACAACAACTTTGCCATTAGGACCCATAGTATATACTTTGAACTTTTTGTTAGGATTTTCAGAAGTACGAATAGGGTCATTCAACTTAACCTTTTTCCCTTGATATTCCGCTTCCATAATATCTAGATCTTCGTAAAGATTGCAGTCTTCACAAGCCTCATCAATTCGATCTTTTCTATATTTGCTAAACTTATCCACCGAACTCGTGCCCCGCTACTCTTTTCATTTGTTTATTAAATTCTGCCTGTGAAGGCTTTTCTTTATATAATTTAATCGAAATCTCAGGTCTATCTTTACCTTTGATTCTCCAATTATAGCCTTTATCTTTATGTTCAGGCTTTGTGGTTTTCACAACACGGCGCTTGTAACCAGCTTCCCATGTTTCTGAACCTTCAAGAAAAGACTTAAATTTTTGCATGATATTACCTAGTATCCCTTACCTTTTGGTGGAATCTTGAAAGGAGCTTTTTTGAGGCTAACCATACTCTTTGGCTTTGCTGTTTTATTAGCTCTATCAAAAGCTCTTTGTTTCATCTTAGTTGTTAGAGTTATTTTCTTCTCATCAACTTCTTCGCTCTTGCCGTTCTTTGCTGACAAGTATGCAGCTACAGCCATTTGTTTTCGTTCTTTATCTGATTTACCTTTAAACTGAGGTGCGTCTGAACCTTGAAAGTCAGATATCCAAGCGCCCATTCCATCAGATACTTTTAACTTTTCATTCATAGCTGTATTCTCCTTTAAATCTCTTTTATGAGCTCTAGCAGCACCTAATCTATACTTAATTCTACTAGCTGGCATATTCTTAGGTTTGATGTTATAGTGGCCATCTCCAAAATCATGAATAATTTCATGAGGTACACCTTTATGAGGTCCTTTTGTAGGTGTTACTGTTTGTCCTTTTTTAAGATGTCCTTCATCAACCGATTCTTTATGAGCAGCTTTATATAACTTTACTGCCATAGCCATGTTTTTATCTTTCATAGCTCTTTTGGCTTGCATATGATTTGGGTTGTCATCAATAAAACGAACTGATGGTTCATCTAAATCATGTTTTTTAACGTGCTTCTTATACGCATCAAACTTTTTAGCATCTACTGCTTTTCCAAATCTTTTACTCATTGGCGTCATGGAACGAGATATTTCGCTAACATCATTGTTCAACCTTGACATAGCTCTACGCTGCAGAGCAGCTGTGCTTTTTCCTGGCCTAACAATAACTCCAGGCTTGAGCTTTCCAGATCTATCACGATCTTTCCGCTCTTTGTCTTGCCTCATTTTTTGCAGAGGTGACATCATACGTTTTGCCTGCCCCTGTGGTTCATTATACGCCTCACTGTTAGCACGCTTACTAATATCAGAAAGAGATTTCTGAGTAGAAGTCATTTTCTTAGGTTTTTTATTCTTAGCCATGTGAGCTGCGAATTTCTTTGGATCTACTTTAGGTGCCGGCATTTTTAACCTCGTACTTTTGCTGCTAAGTCTTTATCGGCTTTGCCCCAAGTGCCTGAAGACTTTGTTACAAATGAATTTACTCGAGCTAGACCCCATTGCTGTGGTGTTGTACCAGGCCTATGGCCGGTTCGCCATGCAGCAACTCCTCGGTTATAGACTTGTCTAAGAATACCAAGAGGCATTCCACTTTTCTCAGCTTTTTTCTTTAAAGCCGCTCCAGCCTTCTCGGCTAAATAAGATTTGAATGTAATCATTTTGTCTCTCTATTCTTTTTATTTGTATCTTTGGTTCTAGCTCTATCCATCATTCTATCATATTTTCGAGCATTAACTTCTTTTTGTCTTTGAATTCTCATCTTTGCAAGTTTTTCAGCTGAGTTTTCTTCACCATACATATCTTTAAATTTCTTTGTATGCTTTGATGGTTTCGTCTTAGCTGTCTTATCTCCAGCTGCTGGTTTATACGCTGCTGGATTATCATCGTCCATTTTAGATTGCCTCTTAAACTGACGATCTCTTGAAATCTTTTGTGCTTTTGATAAGCCTGAATGATAAGCTTTAGGCTGAGTACCTGGTCTATCTTTTATGTCAGGATCTTGTGGTGAACCTTTTTTACGCTCATCATCTTCTTTCATTCCGCTTCTAAACTTTGCAAGATCTCTTTCTGCTCTCTTACGATTTGCAGTAGCTTTAGCAGCATCTCTCTGGCGATCAGCCATTGTTCTGCCACTAGCTTTATCTACCATCTTAATTAAACGGTCTCTTGCTTTACCTTCATTTTGTCCGGGTGTTTTCTTTTTCATATGTTTTACTGATTTATCTGTTCCATAGTCGTACTTATACTCTACAACTTGTACTGATTCTGGCCATTGTCTTGTTCGTTCACCGTTTACATTTACTATGACGTAGTTGGATCCGATGATTTCGATCTCACCAACCTGATCTGTTTTTTCAATAATAACTTCTTGGCCAACTTCAAAGAGCTCGCCTCTAACAAATGCTTCTCTAATTTCTGATACGGTCTCAAGTTGAATATGTCTTTTAAATTCATTTTCTTCTTTTAGCCCCATGCCATTACGTACAGCATTAAACATTTTCTTAGCGTCAGGATTAGATACAGTTTTAGGCAATCCTTGACTAAATGCTGTAAAATCATTTTCTTTTGCAGCATCTCTCATCTTAGTCGCTGACATTCCTGCTGCGCCTTCAGAGTCTGGATCTCTCTCACCAGCTGAAACTACATTTATATTTTTAAAATTATAGAATCCGTGTCTAGCATCTTTACCATTATACTTCTTAAGTAAAGTTCCAAATTCATTTAATCTATCTGAGCCAACAACCATCACAACGTTTTTATAACCTTCATCGTATAATGCTGAGGCTGCTTCCATTGCATTTCTAATTTTCTTATTTAACATAATAGAACGAGCGTGCCGTGGAAACATCTTCCTCACGGCTTTTACTTTATCTGCATATGGCAATGGATTTTTCTTAGGATCTGTCGATTGTGATAAAAAGACTCTATAAGGATTCTTTCCTGCTTTTTTAGCTAGCGTTTCAAGTACCTTTCCATGTCCTATAGTAGGAGGATTCATTCTACCAAAGGTAAAATAAACGGTCTTTTCTTCTTCAACAAGAAACTGTTTAAAAGATGTATGCATCACTTTTTTCTTCTTTTTGCTAATTCTGCTTGACGTACTTTTGGTAGCATCTTCTTAGCCAATCTATCAATTCTTGGCTTCATTTTATCTAGTCTTTTTTCAAGTTCTGCTCTACGCTGAAACGTCAATTCTGATTTAGGTATGTCTTTTGTTATTTTCTTTAAAATTAACTCACGTGCTTTTTTACGTGCACGCTTCTCTAATTTTTCTTTGGATGCAATTTTCCTGGCAGCTCTCTGACGACCAAGCTTTAACCTGGATTTATACTTCCTCATAGCCCTAGCTTTAGCAAGGCGTTGAGGCACTGTCAGTGCTTCTTCAGTGTCTTGTACTTTACGCTTTTTTCTTCTATATTTTATTAAATCATCTTCGCCGGGAGCGTAATCGACGACGATCATATCTTTAAAACCTAACATTTACTTCCTCGTTGGCTTGTCCCATCCTTTTATAACAT